ACTTCTAAATTAGTTATAGCCTCTTTTATCTGTTGCACAGGCAAGTGTCCCTTAACCTTCAACGACATAAAGTCAACGTACCTATTGACTGTCTCTTCCCATGTTTCTCTTCTGTTTTCGTTTGGTAGCCATCTAGCGTACCTAGATATAGCAATAAATTTTTGATAGTCGTTCATATTTTTGTCACCTTTATGCTGTTAATTTCAATGTCGTCCATATCATAAAGAAGATCTTTTACTATATCTGATATGACTTTTTCACCTTCTTTTTTCTTAGATGCTGAATCACAGGTTACAGGTAGATGGCCAGACTCATCATCTATCTCAACCTCTGCTGTAATCTTAAACTTCATCTTCCCTCTCTTCTTTAATCTTATCTATCATCCTTTGGATATACCACTTAGCTTTCTCTAAATCCTCAATAGGCTTGCCTTTGTAATGCCATCTCCAAACATATTTAAAAGTAGCTAACCAACAGTACGAAACAAAAGAAGATACATTAGCACCTTCTGCCATAGCGTTCATAGCGTCAATGCACTCTATACCTCCTGTTGTATAGTGTGGAGGACTGTTAACTGTATCTACTTCCACTTGCTCAGTGTTCCTAGTTGTATGCGTTTCTTCTTTTCTGTCAACCATTTTTTAGGTATCTCCTTATCTGTCCATTTAAATCCATATTTGTCACACCAATCACAATATCTTGTCTTTGACCCTTTGTTAATTACATTATATGCGTTCTGAAACAAAAAGCGTATGTCTAGCTCAGGATACTGCTCTTGTATTAGCAGGTGCTTCACCCTGTCTTTTGCTTTGAACCACCCTTTCGCCTCAATAATAATACCATTGTTAAGAACAAAGTCAGGCTTGTAGAGCCTAAACATTTGCACTGCGTATCTGATTGACATCTTTTCATATCTAATCCTTTGCTTGAGAAGGCGCAACTCTTTGGCTACGCTCTCCTCAAACTTGCTCCTAAATTGTATCTTGGGCATCAGCTAACTTCACATAGTTTATTAAGGGTGGATTGCTAGACCTTGACACCTTTGAAGGTAGAACCTGTAAATTGTCCCAACACTTTTCTCTGTAATTACACAAACTACACTCTATACCAAGCTTCATGTTTCCACTAGGCTTGCCATAGTATGTTTCCTCTACAGGTTCATAGCACCGTTCAAATGGCTCGTCATCTTCAATGTAAGATATAGTGTCCTCTATCTTTTCGTACTCAGAGTCCATATCTACATCACTAGCACTCACATACTTAAAATTACCATTAGCTTTATTGATTACCCACCAACCACCAACAGGTACACCTTTAGCCTTGGCATATCCCACAAGTTGTGAGACATAACCAAAACTATCTTTCCCTTGTAACGTAGCAAAGTCCGTAAACTTATTCTCGTATGCCCAAGGGGAGGCTGATTTAACATCGTCAACCTTGCCGTTCAAAACTAGGTCATATGTTCCCTCAACCTTCTTACGTTTAGTCTGTAGTTCGACATGCTCACTATCCTCAAACTCAACCTTTGAAGCCCTGAGTAAGCCCTTAAACACAGCTTCAATGATATCCCCCAATATCATATTGATAATAAAGAATGGTGAGTCAGCTAACTTAGACTCAGGAGAGTTCTTATCAAACCACAACTGACATCTTTTACGTCCGATGTTAGACATGCGTAGTCTGAAAGTCCTCTTCTCTCCTGAGAATTGGCGAGCCATAGCTTCCTGTACGTCCTTAGCTACGAGGTCAATAGTAGCCTTATCCATACTAGTTTCACCTAGCATGACTTTCTGTAAGAAAGAATGAATCGCCAGTTCTGCAGGATGGTTCATCTACTCGTCAATCTCAACTACGTTAGCAACTATTTCAGACTCATCGTCAGACAATTCCTCAGGTCTGCGATGCTCCTCCCACTTGCTGATTGTGATTGAGTTCATAGATTCTACCCACTCAACAAAGTTGTTCAACACCTCTTGATCGTCTGTGGTGATTTCTACTAACTCCCCTAGCTTTGCCTTTACCACACCATAGGTTGCTCCACTAGGAATACTCTTTACTTCAGACGACAAGTGTAGAAGATGTTGAATAGGAAGCCTGTTCTTTCTTTGAATCTGAGTAAACATATCAGTCATAGCTTTGAAGCTATCTCTGTTTTTAATCCTCATCAAGAAAGGGAACTCTTTAACATCCACAGGTTTACCATTGGCATCCTTTGCTTTGTCAAGTGTACACAGACCAAAGATGACTTTAAACCTATCGGTTGCCCTCATCAGGTCTTGTGTTTCTTGTGGCAACGAACTGAAATCTTTAACATAACCTGACGGTCTACCACAGTTGAACCCACCGTAGTTGTCCTTCAAGTCACCATTCAAAGACGTTGCCATTACAGTACGCAACATCCGTCCTTCCCCCCCATCAGGCTTCTGATAGTTTTTATCGTAACGCTGAAACTGAAAGCGTTGCATAAATGGACGAATAGTTATCGTATCACTGTAATACACAGTATCATCAGGAAAAGTGACAGAGTACGCTCCTGCTTTGACGATGGCGACTTCCATACTCTCACCATCGACTTGCTTTGTACCCATCACATTCTGATGAACCTGCTTAATCTCTGCTAAAGCTGATGTGCTTTTCGCAGGGACATTCGACATCCCCATTAGTTCTGCTAGATCGGCAGGGGATTTTCCTATTACTGCTAATGTGTTATCCACTATTATATACTCCTTATATTAAGTTTTAAATTTTATCAGACTACATCTTTAACGTCAAGCCAATTATCACCTATTTTAGATTCTAATAGCATTGGAACATTTACATCAATATCATAATAATTCTCTATAATTTTTTTAAGATTATTATTAACTTCTCTAATTATTCCTAATACATCCTTCTCCTCTAATGGGTGAACATCTAACACGACTGAATCATGCACTGTGTTTACTAGCATACTCTTTAATTCTTTTTGGTCTAAACGCTTCTCTATCTCCAACAATACAATAGGAACTATATCACCTGTGGCAAAGCCTTGAACAGGGTAGTTCTTAATCATGGTAAAGTGGGTTGGAGTTCCACTTCTCCGTCTCTCTACGTCAGGGAAAGCATACTGCCTACCTGATGGTATCTTTATTCTACCAAGGTTAATAGCCTCGTCACCTAGTTTCTTGTGCCACTTAGCTATGCCTTTATACTTGTCCATAAAGTGTGTGTAATACTCAGCCTCAGCTTTCGTTCTGCCGTACCCTGTAGCTCCATAGAGAGGGGCAAAGGTATGTGCCTTAGCTTCTTGCCTAGTCGTTGGTTGTCCTGCCTCAGAGATAATCTGAGCCGTATAGGAGTGAACGTCAAAGCCTGTAGATACTTCTTGCATTGCAACTTTATCTTGTGACAATAATGCTGCAACTCTAAATTCTAGCTGTGCAAAGTCTGCTTCAAGTATCTTACCCTTCAAGCCAAACTGATCGCTGTTCCAACGAGACGTAAACACTTTCTTAACAGGGAATGTACCACCTCTAGGCATGTTCTGCATGTTAGGATTGCGTCCACTAAATCGTCCTGTAGCCGTGACATGTTGTGTGAGACTAACGTGTAACAATCCATCGTCCTTAGTGTAATGCTCTATGCCATCGACAAAGGCTGACAGGTAGCTTGATATAGCACTTTGCCTTTTAAGGTCTGTCAAGAAAGTTTCTGCTGTTGTCATACCTTTTGTCTTGGCTATATTGATAAGGCTCTCTAAGTTACCTTTACTTGTAGAGAACCCATTGGCGCTGACCCAATCCTTAGACGGTGGGAAGAACCCTAGCCCTGCCATGTGCTTTAACTTGGTTAGCTTGTACCCTCTCGTGTCACACTCAGGACAACGAGTTGGCTTGGCAAAAGGACTTCCATCTTTCTTAGTTTTATACACCTTGCCTTTTCCATAACACTTCTGACAAACACTAGCCTTAGTCTTCACCATCATAGAACTATTATCTTTAACAGCCTGTCTAAAGTCATCTTTGTTTTCTACATTGTCAAACGCAACAGCCCATTGTTTCTTATCCTTTAGTATCCTAGAGTATATAACCTGACTGACTTGCTCAGGAGAATTGAGATTTATAGGAGTGTCACCCATTAGTTCTTTTACTTGTGCGTTTAGTCGTCTCTCTATCTTAACTAGCTCATCCTCAAAGTCCCAACGCACATCCTGTAAAGCTTTCCTATCTATGTTGAACCCATTCATATACATTCTTGTTAGCGTCTTGCATACGTTGTTGGTAATGTCTCTTACCTTAACTAGCGATTGGCTCTCAGGCTTGGCGTATTCATCTAGCAATCTCCAATATAAAGCCCTCGTCACAACTAAGTCTTGTGTTAAATATTCCGACAACTCGTCAAGAGGTATCTCATCTGTTTGAAAGCCCCTACTAAAATAATCTTTGAGTGTATCTGATTTCTTCATATTAAGATCGTATCGTATTGCACAGTTTTCCAGGCTAACAGATTGTTTTTGCCCACGTTGTAATATGTATTCGCCTAGCATAGTGTCAAATATTTCTCCACTATATTTAAAACCACATGCCCACAACCATTGTAGATCATACTGTAGGTTGTGACCAATCAATAAAGTCGTATTGTCAAGCACTCTTTGTAATCTTTCTTTGCTATCATCGTCCTCAAGAGTTTTTTCATTGTGGTCAAATACAAATATAGTTTTCTCATCTTGATTGATATGATCCATTATGCCTACAAGTGTCAAAGAATTGTCAGGTTCAAAGGGATCAAGATGTAACTTGCCATCACGCTTAGTCGTTCTGTTTTCTACATCAAGTATTATCTTCATTACATTTTCTCCAATCTGTCTTACTTCCCTTCTTCATATTATCTTTTGCCCATAAGGGTTGTAAATTAGTATAGTGCATAGCCTTTTTTTGCTCCTCTTCTTTAGACATATCAAAGCTACTCAAAGGTATTATATGGTCTATGTGCCAACCATTTCTAGTCCAATTATCCCAACTCATACCCTCTTCAAACTTACTTTCTAAATGTTTCTTTAACTGATCCATAGAACATCCTACCAAAGATAAAGCTGAGTCTTTTTTATATCCTTTTTTAACTCCAAGATATAAACGAAGCCTGAGTAACCTTTTCAATCTATACTCAGGATCATGCTTTCTTCTATGATACATCTCTAAGTTTCTTTGAACTACTCTCTTGTTTATAGCTTCCTTGTTTTTTTCATAGTATTTTCTAGCGTATTCCTTGTACCTATCAGGATTTTCCGCTCTATTTTTTCTGTCTTTTGCTAACAGCATGTCCCTATTTTTCTTGTAGTAATTTCTAGCCCACTCTTTTTGCTTTTCCTTTACTTGCTCCTTAGATAAAGGGACGAAGGGAACACCTTTCCTTCTTACCCTGAGATACCACTCTTTGAAGTAAGCACTTTGTAATTTTTTTCTACGTTCTTTTTTCTCCTCCTCTGTCTCGTTAGGATACCTTCTCCACTTTACATGTTCATCTTTCATGCTGAATACCTCCCTGTTTCTACATCTAGTTCGACATGAACTGTACCATGCCATCCTGTTAGTTTGTTCTTGGCTAATCTGATATGCCGTTGTGGATCATTACTATCCTGCCCCTCAATGTCAGGGTTCTTACTAATTAATAACATCAAATCTGCCTCTGCTGCCTTTCCTGTCTTACTACCTTCAAGCATAGATTGATTAACATTTATCTTACCTTCTGCTTCTGCTGATAGTTGTGACATCCATATGATAGCACAGTTGTACTTCTTGGCGATGTTTCTTGCGTGAATTGCCGCCTCCTTTAAGTAGATGTCTGATCTTTCTGAACCCATACTCGCAAACTTATCGCCCATATCAAGCACTATGATGTCAGGATTAACGCTCTTGGCTAGTTGCTCCACGTAGTCCATTCTTTTATCCGTTGCATCTTTAATAGATAACAACTGCTTTACAGGTTCATATCGACTAAGTGCC